AAGGTGAAGAACTTGAGCAGGTGTTGACCATGCTAAGACTCATGGGACCAGGCGAAGATTCAAACAACCAACATATATGGACCACGTCGTGGCGTGTAGGCAATATCGAATATAATCTTCACAGCGGTGAAGGTTTTGAAGAATTAGAGGAAGTAGTAGACGATGAGTGACGGAGGAAAAGGCGATAGCCCAAGACCATTCAGCGTAAGCCAAGAACAATACAGCGCCAATATGGATCGTATTTTTGGCGAGCGAAAACGCTGGGCTTTTGACAAGAACTGCAAGTGCTATCGTTGCATGGGCATGAAAGTCGACGAACACACAGGATGGCCATTGACCATGAGCACATTTATTGTGTGCCCGGATTGTGGAAACAAACGTTGCCCAAAATCAACAGATCACACACTGGCCTGCACAGGCAGCAACGAACCAGGACAACCAGGCAGCAGATATGAATAAAGTCATACAAGAATTGATGCAACAAGCTGGCACAGATGTCAGCGGCAAATGGATGAGCGTAGATAACGCCGAAAAGTTTGCAATGCTTGTGATTCAAGCGTATAATGAAGAACTAAAACAAGATCGCAGAGAAGTCAAAAGCAGTCTGGGCTATAGCCGCATTGGATTAAGAAACATATGATAGAACACTTTACAAAACAGATTGAAGAAGGTGCAACAGAAATGTTTTTCTACGCACTGGAAAATGCAGATCAAACTCGAGTAGAAATTAAAAGTCACAAGGGAACCATTGACACATTTCCCAATTTGGAATATATTCGTCATTTGAGTGAAGGTGTTCCATTGTTTAAGGAAACAGCATGAAAGAACTATGGGTAGAAAAGTATCGTCCAACAACAGTGGACGGATATGTGTTTGTAGATGATGCACAGCGTGAGCAAGTGCAAGCATGGATCCGAGATGGATCAATTCCACATTTGCTCTTAAGCGGGTCACCGGGCACAGGCAAGACCACGCTGGCCAAGATGCTGATCAATGAACTGGGTGTGGACGAATATGATGTTATGTTTGCCAACGGATCCAAAGAAGGTCGCAAGATTGAGTGGGTGGACAAGCTGATCAGCTTTTGCCAAACCATGCCGTTTGGCCGGTTCAAGGTTGTGCTAATCGACGAAGCTGACTATTTGAATCCCAACTCTGTGCAGCCGGCCATGCGTAACTTGATGGAAGACTACAGTCAGAGTGTGCGATTTATTTTGACCTGTAACTACCCCAACAAGATCATCCCGCCCTTGCACAGTCGTTGTCAAGGATTTCACATTACCAAAACAGATCAAACAGAGTTCACTGCCCGAGTGGCCACTGTGCTGGTCACAGAAGGTGTGGAGTTTGATTTGGACACACTAGACAGCTATGTCAAAGCAACATATCCAGATCTGCGTAAGTGTTTGAATCTTGTGCAACTCAACAGCCAAAGCGGTAAACTGGCTGCTCCCAGCGAATCAGATCGTAGCACCAGAGACTGGAAGCTAGACTGTGTGGACTTGTTCAAGCATGGTCGTGTTCAAGAAGCTCGCAAGCTACTGTGTTCCAGTGCCAGTCCCGAAGAAGCCGAAGAAGTGTTTCGCTGGATGTATGACAATGTAGAATTGTTTGGTAAATCCACAGAACAACAAGATCAAGCCATTGTGATCATTCGCAACGGACTGGTCAACAATACCATGGTTGCGGATCCTGAAATTAACTTGAGTGCCACGCTAATTGAACTCTCACAGCTCTCTTGAACCTGCAGTTGACCCATCTAATAGGATAACATTTCTATTAGACTGGGAACTCACAATGAAGTGTAATCTTGATTGTGATTACTGCACTGTTGGGATTTATGGCGGACATGATAATACCCAGCGCCATCCGCAGGTGGCTGAATGTTCGAAGTCAATTGACTTTATGTACCAGTATGCAGATGCCATGATGCAAAAACGTCGTAGTAGTTTGCGTCATGTTGTACTCAATGTGTATGGTGGTGAAGCTCTGAATCATCCCAACATTGTGGAGATATTGGAAGAAGCCAGATCAAAACACAAGGCATATCAAGACAAGTGGTCACTAAGAATAACCACAACCACCAATGCAATAGTTCCGGCCGCTAAGTTTAGCAAGATCATTGATCTAGTAGACGAATTTACTGTAAGCTGGCATACCAACAATACCAGTAAACAAAAACAGCAATTTCGAGAAAATACGTTGGCAGCACAACAAAAAGGCAAGGCAGTTAAATGTGTTGTTTTGATGCATCCTGAGACAGAATTGTTTGCAGACGCTCAAGATCAAATTCAATGGTGCGAAACCAACGGTATTAAATTTTTACCAAGGCAACTGGATCACGATGTTGAATATACCGAATACAATTATCAGGAGCAGCAGGTGGTATGGTTTAAGAAACTTTACCGGGCAAAAGAGCACAATACAAACACAGAATTTGTACCTGTAGTTGATTCTCAAGGCAACAATGATCTAGCAGATACCGGTCGTGCATGTTGCGGTGGTAGACAATTGTGTGCCAACGAAAATCACCGAGAGAGATTGTTCTTTGTAAGTAATAAATTCCCCAACTGGTATTGCAGTGTTGATAAGTTTTTCTTGTATGTCAAACAGGTCAATGGTGAAGTTTACGTTAACAAAGACTGCAAGATGAACCACAAAGGTGAAGTCGGTCCTATTGGACATTTGTCTCAATCCCAACTAATCCTTGACAGTTTAACACAACCAATGCCAGTTATCCAATGTAAAAAGTACAAATGTGAATGCGGACTGTGTGCTCCTAAAGCACAAACATTAGATCAATACAATCAAATGATGGAAAAATACCTAGTATGAGATACCTAATTATTACCTATTACAAAAAAGCCAATGGCCAAACTGACGAAGCCACAGCAGTTGCTCGTAATCTAAAGGCCCGAGACATTCAAACTGCCACAGTTATCTTGGACTTTAAAAAGTGCGAGGTTGTCAAGGCAAGCATGGGCGGTGTCAACGTGCCCAAAAACTTTGACAACATTGTTGCTTACTACATGCAACACTACGAAAATATCATCACAAGATTGTTCAACGAAAATGGTTACGAAGTTAACCTGGAAAAAACCGATGAAAACAAAACACAACCCCAAGAAACTAATCCTAGTTGATGCCGACGGCGTACTGCTTAACTGGGAGTATGCCTTTGCCATATGGATGGAAGAACATGGCTTTGCCAAAGTGGAAGGCGCTCAATTTATCTACGACATTGGTCAACGCTACGGCATTGATCCGGCACAGGGCAAAAAACTAATTCGCATGTTCAATGAGTCAGCTGCCATTGGATTTTTACCCCCACATCGAGATGCCATGTACTATGTCAAACGACTGCATGAAGAGCATGGCTATGTGTTTCACTGTATTACTAGTCTAAGCAAAGATATCAACGCACAACGCCTGCGTGAAATGAATCTGTCAAAATTGTTTGGATCTACTGCATTTGAGAAGGTTGTGTGCTTGGACACAGGTGCAGATAAGAACTACGCACTGGAAGAGTATGCAGACTCTGGCTGCTGGTGGGTAGAAGACAAACCGGAAAACGCTGAAGTTGGACTGGACCTTGGTCTTCGAAGTGTGCTCATGGAGCATGGACATAATATGTATCATACCAACGAGCGAATTCCGGTTGTAAAAACGTGGCGTGAACTTTACGAACTGATCACTCAATCAGCATAAAGCTTCAATACCGAGCCAATTATTCGGTGACGTTGGACATCTCGATTGTCCAATCCACACACAGCAATACCATTAACACCTCCTTTCTTCAACCTTTCGCAGAGGTCCATCAAGCCATTATTGTCGCCTTGGCGATCGGCTTGCTCCACGTCTCCGGTGATAATGATCTTGCTGTTAGATCCAATTCTTGTCATTAGCATTTTTACTTGTGCTGGCGTGGCATTTTGCATTTCGTCAGCGATAATCCATGCGTTCTTGAACGTGCGCCCACGCATGAATGCCAGTGGTGCTATCTCTATTACTTGATCTTCAATCATTGCTAGGATTTCTTGCGGTCTATAATGTTCACGCATGACATCCAACAAGGGTCTTGTCCAAGGTTCCATTTTGGCAACTAGGTTGCCCGGGAGAAAGCCATGCTGTTCTCCTTCCACGCCTACCGCGGGGCGTGTCATAACAATGCGGTCAATCACTCCTTCTCTTAGGGCTTTTACAGCGGCCAACATGGCCAGATAAGTTTTACCTGTGCCTGCGGGTCCTGCTGTGACTACTATGTGCTGTTCTGCATCTTGTAGAGCCAATACCAAACGTTCCTGATTCCTTGTGCGAGGAATCAAGTCTATGGGTCTCTGAGAGACTTTTCTTGTTTGGAATTGTAAGACGTTGTCTAGTTCTACTGGCATGCGACGGCTCTGTTGCTGTTGTTGTGCTTTTAAAGCGCGGTTTCTACTCAAGTGCTAACTCCATTTCTTGTAGATTGACAGTTGCCTCTGTCAAGAGTATTTAGAGTCGTTGATCAAAATATTCTATGGGTGTTGATTTTTGATTTCTGCGGACTAAGTATTAGGCTCCGTTAAATATAATATGAAACATTTATGGGTTAACGGCGACAGTCATACCGCAGGCGCACATGCACACGATGACATTGTGGATACGTTTGCCAAGCAATTGGCTGATCATTACAACATAGGTCATACCAATATTGCAGTAGCAGGTGGCAGCAATCAGCGCATAATCAGAACTACCATAGAGGCGTTGCCCAACCTTGATCCCAAGGACACATTTATTCTAATAGGCTGGAGTAGTTGGGAAAGAACTGAGTGGTACTTTGACAATCAGTGGCATGATATATGTGCCGATCCGGGCTACAATGTACCGGAGTTTATAAAACAACGCTGGCAAGAAAACAACGAGTATTTTCAAAAACACTTTGTTGACAAAACTGCCGAGCAAGAAATATGGCGTTGCGCCAAAGAACAGGAACATGCTATATGGACATTCCATAAATTGTTAGATAACTTGGGTTATAAATTTTTATTTTTCCTGGGTTGTGAGTATCCTTTTTTCCGTCAAGAACAAGGAAGTGCTAGTTCAGCATTGCCCTGGTTGCCCGGGACCTGGGCACATGATCCTTATACTGAATCTGGGTTTAGTCATTACAGCAAACAACAAGGATTTGTGCGTGACGATATGTGGCACTATGGCCAGTCTGCACATGATGCATGGGCACAATATCTACTTCCTTATCTTGAATCAAGATTGTAAACGACGCTAAATATATCCATGGGACTCAGAGACGCAGAATTATTCAAAGACCACTCAGACTACTGGCAAGTGGCCAAAAACATTCAAGACATTTACTTGAGCGAAGGCAGCTTGCTGACCTTGCTGGATTTTGAACGTGTGTTAGACGAACTAGACGTTTATGCATTCAAGAACTGGGAAATTGGTGAGTTAGTGACTGGACCAGAAATTGGCAAATACAAAGTCAGTGCTACATTTATGTGGCCCGAAAAGCTCATGCCCGATCCCAGAGGCGCACGACGACTGCTGCCATTTGACTGCGAAGTGCTTTACAAAAAAGTGCGCATGAAAATCCCTGTTAAGATCAACGATCCTTCGGACTATGCTCCAGGCACACACAAAGCACGTATTGTGGAAAAGCCTGTGTGGCTGGTGGAAATCACCATACCCAAAGCTCTCATGAGCGACATCCGCACAGGATCTGTAGAACTGGAAGATCAAGACATTGACCTAGCAGACTTAGATGATGCATACGAGCAGGATCTAGACAAAGAAGAGTTTAAACAAGATGAGCAACAACAGCAACAACCCCAAGCTCCTGCCGTTCCCGCTATTTGAGAGCCTGGAATACAAGGACCTAGACGGGCTGATGAAGCCCACTATTCACGTGGACGAATTCAGCTCAAAAATGGGCGACGATGATGATATCATTACCTTGAGCTTTTTTGTGCGTGATAATCAAGCTGCCAAGGACTTGATGAACTGGTTTGAAAAGGGCTATGACTTTGTGTTGGACGCTGACAAATCACCAGGTGAAATCAAACCCAATCGTTATCTAGTGTATGTGGAAATGCGCAGACGCAGCACAGCTGGCGGCAACGTAGAACTGTTGCTGGACGATCTAGGCACACTGACAGAGTTTAAAAAAGACGACTGGACCATGCACTATCGTGACCAAGAGTATCCATTCAGCCGCGATCAATTTGACAGTGTTGTTCCATTGAGCCCAAAAGAATATCGCAAGCGTTTTGAGTCAGAAATGAACGAAATGCGTGTGGCAGCAGGCTTGCCCACTAAACAGATCTACGAGCGTGACAACGCTATCAAAGCAATTCAAAGCGCAGCAGGAATTATCTAATGCGAGCTCAAGAGTTTGTCACTGAAAAGTGGAGCACCAAATACAAGCGCAGTATTGATTGCTCACACCCAAAAGGGTTTAGCCAACGTGCTCATTGTGCCGGACGCCGAAAGAATGAAGATCTAGTAGAGTTTGCAATTGACAAGCCCAGTGACGGCGACGGACGTAGCAAACTAATTGGTTCTATCATGCGCTTGCTTCAAGCAGGCAACAGAGTGGATTTTTTTGTACCCGGCATACGTGGACATGTTGTAGGTTCAGGTGGCAACGGGGATTGGCTAACTCTAAAGCGTTGGAAAAAGCCCTACAGCAAAGTCAATTACTCGTTGGCATTAGATGCCAGCGACGACAATCGTTTTGCTCTAAAAATGATCAACCCTGATTATTATCAAGTTGTTGAAAAAGATCAATTAAACGAATTTGCACCCGGTGCAGATGACAACAGAGAAAATGATCCTGAAGATGTGTTGTTCCGCTTTGCTAAAATGTGGTATTCCGCACCGGATGTGGCCACACAGCAGCGAGTAGAACAAGCACTGGCCAAAATCGGCTGGGAAATCGGCGAGCTGGAATCGGAAGAAGGCGGTGCGTTTGTTATGCGTATCGGCGACGAAGATGGCGATAGCTATATTGGCTGGAGTGAAGAACAGCTAGCTGATCAATTAAACGAACTCACATTCAAAGGTTCGCCTTGCACCAAGGACTGCTCGGGACATCGTGCAGGCTACGAGTGGAGCCGTAGAAAAGGCGGCGTAGACGCTGCTAGCTGGAGTCGCAGCTTCAACAACGGTGCTGCATTATTTAAAAATGGCTACTAAAACTCCATAAGTAATTTCGCAATGAAATTAAAGAGTTTTGGGTGCAGTTTCATTTTTGGAACTGACCTACACGATGACAGCCGCTTGGCTGTCAAAGCAACCCCCAGCAACCACACATGGCCTGCACTGTTGGCTAAAAAGAACGGTTGGGATTATACCTGCTATGCTCGCCCGGGCGCAGGCAATTTAGAAATAACAGAACGCTTGCTAAGTCAGTTAACTGATGTAGAGCCTGCTGTGTATGTCATTGGCTGGACCTGGATTGATAGATTTAGCTACATCGGCGACAATGATTCCTGGTGGAAAAGCCCCTGGAAAACAGTAATGCCCATTGACTCAGACGCTCCTGCTGAAACATATTACAAACATTATCATAGCGAATTACGGGACAAATTAACTACATTGATCAATGTTAAGACTGCAATTGATTCTTTAAAGTCGTCAGGAAATCGCTTTATAATGACTTATATGGACGAACTGATGTTTGACACACGATGGAACACCACACCGGCTATATCCGCACTGCAAGGCTACTGCGAACCCTATATGACTCGTTTTGAAAATCGATCATTTTTAGAATATTCCAAAGAAAAAGGGTTTGAGATTAGTCAAACCCTGCATCCCTTAGAAGCGGCACATGAGTCAGCCGCTAAATTAGTTTATAACTTAGTGTAAACAAAATAAAGACGTCCTAATTCAGTGGGCTCTTTTTTAAATTCATCCAGTCTCAAATTGTATTTTTCTGCAAAATGATTTACAATTTCAAATGTCCAGGGAAAAATATCCACATAAGGGCCTGTCTTGTGCGGCAACCCTGGATTGGCCCGTAAGAAAAATTTGCCGCCCTTTTTGAGCAAATCAACACAGTGACTGAATCTTTGTTCAATTTCGTCTTGGCTGTTGAAATTGATTGAGCCCAGGGCAATGATCACATCGTGTGATTCGGGCTTTACTCGGTAATCTAAAATATCCACTTCATAGTCAGCAGCATCATTGTAAGGATCAATGCCAATGATGTTGTTGATACGCCCTTTAAAAGGATGATATCCACAGCCCACGTCCAAGACCTTTTCGGGATTTAATTTATTGACTTCTTCCACTAAAGCCCAGCCCGAGTGATCATACTCGCCTGTGCGTGGGCGCCATATTTCAGCAAAGAATCTATGTGTATAGCGCTCACTTAGATCTGTCACAATTTCCTTTAGGGTGCCGCGATACTCGCAAGGCAGTGCAAGCTCTGCTTCCACAGCATCTTTGAACTTTGAGTAACGTGCAGGCGTCCAGGGCAGTTGATCTACCACTGTGTCAGCGTTGATTGTTAAGTTCTGATACTTGGGTAATTTAAATGCTTCTTGCAAATTTTTTGTTAGTAATGCAAAAATTTTAGTGTTCATGATAAAAATTTTTCCTTTTGATAAAATTTTGATATATACTTCAGAATTTCTAATACTATTTAAGGAGAACAACATGTATAGAAAAATTTTTGCTGCGGCAGCAGCACTAGCGATGTCAGGAGCTATGGCATTTACCCCACCTAAAGTGGTCAACGTAACCGTGGGCTATGCCCCGGGGTCGGGCAACGAAACCAGCTTCCGCGGCGTTGCTGCCATTGTGGAACGAGCCAATCCCAACATCAACTTTGTGGTGACCAATCGTCCCGGTGCAGACGAAGTAGTAGCACTGAATCAGTTTATGAAACTGCCCGGTGACGGCGCTAACTTGTATATCACCAGCCAGCAAGGTGTGTTTACCACCATTGAGCAGTGGTACCCGGACCAAATCAAGTTTAATCCACTGGACATGGAATTGGTCACAACCATTGCCAAATCACCCTTGGCAGTGATTGCCAATGTAAACTCGCCCACAAACACTCCCCAAGAGCTGTTGGCCCGACTAAAGAACACCGACCGGCCCATTACGTTTGGCTTAGGCGCTGGCGCACACAAGCTGGTGTTTGAATACTTAATGGACAAGGGTCAAGGCAATGCTCAGCAAGTGCGAGCCATTATGTATCGTGGCCCTGCACAAGCAGCACAAGACGTGGCAGGAAATCAAGTTGAATTTGGCATCATGCCCACTGCTGTTGCTTACGGGCTTTACAAAGCAGGCAAAATCAAATACATTGCTCTAGCAAGTGAATTCAAAATGACAGCTTTGCCCGACGTTCCATTGTGGAAAGACTCGGGCATGCCGGGCTTGAATATCTACGGCGCTTGGATGATTGCACTTCCGCCTGGCACGCCACGAGAAGTAGTTAAGTATTATCAAGACTTGTTTGTGCCTGCTATTCGCAGCGCCGAAGCAAAGTCATTTTTTGATCAAAATCTAATGTTTGCCGTGCCTGCAGAACAAAGTCCCGAAGGTGCTAGAAAGTTTATCATGAACATTCGCGAACAGTGGATTCCTTATGTAAAGAAAATGAAATTGGATTAAATGAAATATATCTTTGTAGCCGGTGCTCCCGGCTCTAAATGGAGCAGTGTTGTAAAAAACATTTATTATTCGCCCTCAATTGATCGCTCAGATTATTGCGACGAGTGGACTTATTATCACGATGCTTCAGGACGCAGAGAATTAATGCACTTGGGTGCTTATTTCGACCCAGGCATGGAATCACATTTACCGGAGAATTTCAATGAACTCACCAGAGCAGAACTGGAAGCTATATTTGATGCACCCTTTGACAAAGATTCAAGCGGCGTTCGCATTATTAAAAGTCACATTTTTAGTAACCATATCGACTTTTTACGACAGTGCTTTCCTGAAATACCTATTGTATTGGTTTATCGTGCTGATGACGCTTGCCTTGGTTGGTGGGTAAAGTGCGGACATTTTGATATAACATATCCCCTGTATCATTCTTACTACAAAGATTTAAAAGAAATGGCTCGAATAATAAAAGAACAAAATACCGGTATTGTGAATGCAACACTGGCGTATCCTGCACAGACGCCATATGACAATCGGGAATTGTGCAAGTTATTAAACATTGACACACCTCCAGATGAATATCAGCAGGTGTATGAATTCGCAGACATAAAGGTAGTAGTGATATGAAATCAAATTGGGACACAGCACGAGCAAGATCGAGCTATCATTTCAATCCCGGGAAGAAAGACAACCCCATGGATGTTGTACAGTATCTAGGACATATCACACCCACCTGGACTGAGGATGTTGCTGCCATTGTGCGCAACGCACGACCTGCTACCTGGGCCACACGCGGCTACAAAGGCGAAGGCATAGAAGCACCGCCCGATGAATTGGCAGCAGAAGAATATGATTTAACTGCACATGGCATGAGCAAAGACCTGTCAATTACGCATTTGAACTGGCAGTTGCCTGCTAGTTTACAAAATATCGCCAATGCTTTTGGCCTGGACAAATGCATGGCCCGCATACACGTTCAACTGCCCGGGGAATTGTGGAATCTGCACATTGATAAATTGCAGAAATGGGCACCCGAAGATCCTGACTCGGTCATGCGCATAATGATTCAGCTCACTGACTGGCAACCGGGGCAGTTTTGGGAATATGGCAATTATCATTACAATCAGTGGCGTGCAGGAGATGTCACAACATTTGACTGGCAGAATATTCCACATGCCACAGCCAACGCAGGCTATGATGCCAGAGTCACGCTGCAATTAACAGGCCTACGCACAAAACAAACCGATGAGTATCTTGCCACGCTAAATTAATAGCATGAAAACACTTTTAATATTAACAGGCCCGCAGGGCGCAGGAAATCATTTATGGTCAAAGATATTTGCCCTGCATCCTCGTGTGCTGGGCTGGCGTGCGTTATTGTCAGATTACTGGATTGGCCACGATGAAGAACCTTGGGCTGAATATTGGCTTGATCCTGCCCGGCTAAAAAACGCACCCTGGGGTGTGAGTGATTGGCATGTTACTTCAATTTCTGTGCCGTATATGAATAATGGCACCGCTACAGTGCCTGATTTCAAGGCCTTTGTGCAGGGTGTGCAGAACCTAGGTCACAGAGTTAAAATAGCTGTGATCGGGCGGGATCAAAATATATTAAAATATCAGCAAAGTCGTGTGCGTGGTACAGTGACTTATGAACAAGCTCGCGAACAATATTCCAATTTTGCCATGCCCACTTATTTGAGCTATGAATTGCTGCATCTGTATGGTGCCAATTATTTGCAAAAGATCGAAAAAGAATTGGAATTTCCCATTGCATGGGCCGATCCTGCACTGGAACAAATACTAAAAGAGGACACCAACTCAAAGTATTTTCAACCAGTAGACACACAGCCACTGGATGCTGTTATACATCACGCTTCAAGGAAAAAGAAATGAAACAAGCAAAACGCATTTTAATCATGGGCCTGCCCGGCGCAGGAAAAACCTATTTGGCTCAACGTCTCAGAGACAGATTGCAAGCTCACGGTCAAACAGTGGGATGGTTAAACGCCGACGAAGTGCGCCGTCATTATAATGACTGGGACTTCAGTGAAGCTGGACGTATTCGTCAAAGCCTGCGTATGCGTGACCTAGCAGATGAATCAAACACTGATTACTGTATTGTGGACTTTGTTGCGCCCTTGGTAGAAATGCGCAACAATTTCAAAGCAGACTGGACCATTTGGATGGACACCATTGCCGAAGGTCGTTACGCAGACACAAACAAAATGTTTGTGGAACCTGAAGTGTATGATTTCCGTATTACGGAACAGGACGGGGATAAATGGGCAGACTTTGTTGCAGAACACATTGTAGACGATCGTCGTCGTCCGGTGTTTGACTGGAAAAAAGAAACTGTGCAAATGCTGGGTCGCTGGCAACCCTGGCACGAAGGGCATCGCTGGTTGTTTGAGCGATTACTTGCTCGCACAGGGCAGGTCATTATTCAAGTGCGTGATGTGCAGGGCTGGCAAGGATCAAATCCTTTTGCTATAGAGCAAGTAAAAAGATTTATTCGCAGAGATCTAGATCCTCTTTATCAAGGACAATATGAAATTCAAGTTGTGCCCAACATTGTGCATATCGGATGGGGGCGTGGCGTGGGCTACACAGCAGGCGAAGAAACGCCCGATGCTGAAACAGCAGAAATTTCAGCTACAAAAATAAGAAAAGAAATGGGTCTTGAGTGACAGAAACAACTGCTCGCAGCGTGGTCAAAACCATTAGTTGGCGTGTCACAGGTTCGGGAGCCACGTTTGCGATCAGTTATGCAGTGTTGGGCGATATCACAGTGAGCGGCACCATTGCTGTGATACAATTAACATTTAATACTATTCTTTATTTTGTTCACGAGCGTGTGTGGAATTGGATTAGCTGGGGACGGCGCTAAATACCTATTACAGGAGCGCACATGCAAATCACAAAAGAACAATTACAAAGCTGCATTGGTAAAAATCCCTATTTGGATTATTGGGTTCATGCCCTAAATGAAATTCTTCCAGAATATGAAATTGACACACCACAACGTGTGGCAGCATTCATTGCACAAACAGCACACGAATCCGGCAACTATGTTTTCTTAAAAGAAAACTTAAACTACAAAGCAGCTAGTTTAAGAAAAGTATTCGGCAAGTATTTCCCCACAGACGAATTAGCGGCACAATATGCCAACAAAGGCGAAATGATTGCCAACAGAGTGTATGCTAACCGTATGGGCAACGGTGACGAAGCATCTGGCGACGGGTATCGCTACTGCGGTCGCGGCTTAATTCAATTAACAGGCAAATCAAATTATCAAGCATTTGCTGATAGTATCGAAACTCCTGTAGAAGAAGTAAGTGAATACCTAGGAACATTTGAAGGTGCTGTGCAATCAGCTTGCTGGTTCTGGGAATCAAATAACTTAAACCAATGGGCAGACAAAGGCGACATCCTTACATTAACTAAACGCATTAACGGCGGCACAATTGGCCTAGAAGATCGTATCAAGCACTACAATCACGCCCTGCACGTATTTGGAGCATAATTGAATGTGGCTACTGCATTTCTTTTCTGACGGTTTCATTGCTTTCATAGTTCATGCTGTGCTGGTCACAGGCATTGTGGGCTGTGTGTTGACCTTTGCAGTGTTGAACCGTGTGCTGCGTTTGTGGCCCATGCTGGCGCCGTACTATCGTGCTGCACAGGCCATCAGCGTTGTGTTCTTGGTCAGCGGCATTTATCTAGAAGGCGGCTACTCAACAGAGCTGGCCTGGCGCGAACGTGTGCGTGAAATGCAAGCACGAGTGGCCCAGGCTGAACAACAGTCAAAAGAAGCCAATGCAGCCCTGGACCAAAAAGGTCAAGAAAAGACAAAAATAATTCGCGAAAAAGGTCAGATAATTAAACAGTATGTGGACCGTGAAGTCACACGCTATGATAACTCCTGTGTTATTCCCGAACCTGTGGTACGAGCCCACAACGCCGCTGCAAAGAATGAGGCCGTGAAATGAGATACAGAGAAATACTAGAAGCCTGCTGGGACGGTTATCGTCGTGTGCCCGGCACAAAGGTCAACACTCCTGGTAGCTGTGAAAAAATCAGCGAAGCAGAGCTGGAAGAAGATCTGCGCAAGTGGTTCCGAGAAAAGTGGGTACGGTTTGGTCCTGACGGAAAGATTCGCGGCGCCTGCGCCAGAGGTTCAGACAAAGAAGGCAAGCCCAAGTGTTTGCCACAAAGCAAAGCACATAGTCTAGGTAAAAAAGGTCGTAAATACGCTGCGGCCAAAAAGCGCAGAGAAGACCCCAATCCAGAAAGAAAAGGAGCGGCCATCAACGTGGCCACTAAAAAGAAATGAGATATCAAGAATTCGACAAACCAGCAAAGTGCTCTGAGTGCGGTGGTCCTTCATTTAGTAATTTAGTGTTGGCAGAAAAACAAGACGCTTGCTATCACAAAGTAAAAAGTCGCTACAAGGTATGGCCGTCGGCCTATGCGTCTGGCGCACTGGTGCAGTGTCGTAAAAAAGGTGCTGCCAACTGGGGCAACAAGTCAAAGAACGAAAGCGTGGCGGAGGGCCTGGATCGATTATATCCATTTGAACGCACGGTGATAGATTATATGCAGGACAACAGTTGGCTCAGTGCTGAACGTGCCTACTTCCGTTACCTGGCTTTACAAAAGAAAAAACAAACAAACCCCCATCGTTGGGCAGAAGAAATTCAGCATTTCATTGATTTGTATAACAAGTACAAAGGGCCACAAGGTGTGGCGGAAAGCAGAGACATGTGCAATGTGTGCGGCCAAACTCCTTGCAACTGCACACACATTTCAAAGGATCGTTAAATGACCCAAGACAACCGTGAACAAGGACATCGCAGCACTGTGATCACTATAGGCATTATTTTAATGTTTGTGTTGGCCATGTGTGCTGGTTGTTCTACAGTTGTTCCTGTCACTGCAAAATTTCCTGAGCCACCACGCCTGGCGCAGGGCACTTGCCCACAACTACAAACAGTGCCCGACGGTGTGAAACTCAGTGAATTGACCAACACTGTGACAGCAAACTACGGCACCTACTACGAGTGCGCCGTTCGAGTAGATCAATGGCAGGAATGGTATGGGATACAGAAAAAGATATTTGAAAGTGTGAAATGAGAGCCGGTGAATTCATCTCAGAAAGTCTCAGCCGTGTGGCCTATCATTACACTGGATTAGCTGCGGCAAATAAGATTTTGCAAAGTGGTGAATTTCAGCTGAGTTCTGCGCCAGGCTCAATAGAACAACAGTATGCTCCTCCTGGCAAGCCTTACTTTTTAAGCACCACAAGAACTTTAACCGGTGGTTATCACCAAGGTTCGAAATGGCGTGGTGTGATATTCAACTTGGATGGCAACTGGTTCAATCAACGTTACAAGAGTGGACCCATAGACTACTGGGGCAATCGAGGTTCAGGCATGCGAGATTCAGAAGCAGAAGATCGTGTATACAGTGCAGAGCCCACTATTCCCACGGGTGGGGTAACTGCTGTGCATGTGTTTGTGGCTGGTGACCAACCTGATGATGAAAACCTACAGGCCAATCGTGCTGTGGCACGTCAAGTGCTGATTGCTGCCAAGACTCGGAGTATCCCTGCTTATTATTATGACAATCACGATGCCTGGCTGCGTCAAGACACACGGCGCACAGCATCGGTCGCACAGTTAACCGGAAAGAAATCCAACAGTTATTATCGTGGCATGCGACGTAGAACTTACATGCACAACTGGTTGGAGTTAATGGGCGCAACAGCACAGAATCAATTGTCAAAAGATGCAGATAAAACTCGCTACAATTTAAACTATGACTATGATCGAGACGCAGCAGCCAAGAGCCTAGAAGTAGACATGGCCAATGCTAGAAAGCCCGACTCGGGACCCGAACGCGATGCAGCAGTAAAAATCATACGCTACATGAATCAGCATAAATTAAACACAATAAGACAATTTGTAGATCATATTGCTGCTAAATGGAAAAACATTCAATAATCAACAGTCACAATTCATGGAGTCAACTTGAAGAAGTTTGGCTTGGTGATGTATACCCTGAATCATGGTACGATCATTTGGAACCCGAAATACGTGATGTATTTCAAAAAATAACACAAATCACAAAACAAGATCTTGTAATCATACAGCAAACTCTCGAAAGCCTGGGCGTTGTCGTGCGCAGACCCCAATACGGCAACATAGATAATTTTGTTGACAGTCATGGGATATTAAAGAAGCCAGAGATTTGCCCACGTGATACCTTTTTGGTTGTTGGAGATAAACTACTCACGCCGTATGGATTAAACTATGCCTGGGCGCATGTTATATCAGAATACCTGGGTACAGGTAGTAATATAATACAATCTACCAATCATGTGATCAATGGAGCAAACGTTGTGCGGGTGGGCAAGGATATTATTATCGATACTGATATATTCGATATTTCAGAAATTGATTTAGACATGACACCTTTCAACGATTATCGAGTCAGCTGGGTGAAGAATGGCGGGCACATGGACGGATGTTTTGCGATACTCAAGCCCGGACTATTGATTGCCAATCGTTATTTTGATGGCTACGATCAAACATTTCCGGGATGGGAAAGAATATTTCTAAACGAGTCCACTTACACACAACATATTAAATTTCCTCCCCCGGGCGGCGAATACAATGGCAAGTTCTACGCTGAAGATGTGACATTTAATCGTGCATTTAATGATCATGTTATCAAGCATGCACAGGACTGGGTAGGCAACTACACAGAAACTTACTTTGAATTAAACTGCTTGGTAATAAATGAATCAACTGTGATGATGCTAGGGTACAATGCTGCCCTGGAAAAAACATTAAATTCACACGGTATTAATGTGCATTGGGTACCTTTTCGTTGCCGTGCATTCTGGGACGGGGGTATGCATTGCATCACAACAGACATTCGAAGACAGAGCACCATAGTAGATTATTTTCCTGAACGTGGTTAAATAACATATGGAACACACTGATTCTCGCGATCAACATCGCATACAAATATGGACACAACACGAAATGATTAGTGCTGTATTTGCAGGCATTGTGATAGGCCTGGCCATAGGATTATGTTTTTAAGGAAAATAATAATGACAGAAGCTCAACAACCAAAACCCCTTTCACGTTCAGAACGTGAAGCACAGATCAAAGACAAAGCAGGCCTAGTAATTGTGGTCATGGCCTTGTTCATGGCAGTGACCACTTACTTTGCAAACTCGCACTCGGGCGCTGTGATGAAAAACATGCTCAAAGCCACTGATACCTATGCTTTTTATCAATCAAAATCAATCAAGCAAAGCATTGCCGAAGGACAGTTGGAGGAAGCTAAAAAAGCCGGCGACCGAACAAGAATTGAAAAGCTACAGGCCAAGATTGACCGCTATGAATCAGAACCTGCCACAGGCGAAGGCAAACGCGAATTGTTGATCAAGGCTCGTGGATATGAACAAGCACGAGATGATGCTGCTCGCCACTCACCGTGGTTGACATTTGCGTCAATGGCGTTCCAGTTGGCCATTGTGTTATTATCAGCTAGTATTATTGCTGTAAACAACAAGATGTATCAAGTCAGTCTTGGTGTATCTGTAATTGGTGTTGTGTTGCTGAGTCAAGGCATTTGGCTTTGGTTCTAACTTAACCACACGGTTAATTTTTTCAAAGAGCCCTGTAAATAATAGCAGGGCTTTCTCTTGAGTGAGATCCAATAATAAGAAGAACTATGGATCCAATGACGCTGTTTGCCCTTGCCAACGGTGCCGTGAGTGCTGTCAAAGCTGGCTGCAAACTTTATAGAGATATCAAGGGCGCTGCCGGTGAGGTCAAGGATGTTATTAAAGACATGGATGAGCAGTTTAAAAAGCTGCATCCTCCAGAAAAACCTGCGACTGTGGAACAGCGAAATGCTTTTATCAAACAAAAGAATGAAGTCATTGAGCTAAACAAAAAAGCCAATGCTGGGCAACACACTGGCATTTACACCGAGATTGGCGAAAAGCTGGGCGAATATTACGACAACTATTACAAGTGCGTGGCCATATTTGACGAAGAAGAACGACGTGCCAAAAACGAAGTCTACACCGGCGACGCCAGCCTGGGCAAACGTGCCCTACAACGTGTGCTGATGCGCAAACAGTTAGAAGAAATGGGCCGGGATCTACGTGAAGTCATGGTGTATCAAAGCCCTCCCGAACTGGGTGCGCTGTACACTGAAGTGGACGAAATGATGAAACAAATGGGCAAAGAACAGTCAGTGTTGATTGCCCGCAGCATGCGCCAAGAAGCTGCCAGACTTGCTCGCAGAAAAAATCTCATGAATAGATATTTCGTCGAAGGTGTGGCAGCAGTGATAGCTATTTTTGCATTTGGATCGTTTATAGGGGGCATGGCCTGGGTAGTAGAGGACCGAATCGAAAAATACCCACATTTAGGCACAGGTTGGATACCCAAATCAGAAGAACAACGCAGAAGGGAGGCCGAGCCCAAGGTCTGGACGGGAAGATGAAAAAACAAGATTTTATTGGTGAATTGATTGAATACGGAACTGGCACAGCCATAACAATTTTAGTGGTGCTTGGCGCAGCAGCAGCCATGATAGTTTTCTTGGCTATAGTAATATTTGTAGCATTTTTAGACCGGCTGTTGCACTAAATATTCAATAACAATAACTATAAGGAGCCTGTATGGCAGAAGAAGTCAAAAGCGAAAGCGAAAAGAAAAAAGAAGATTGGATGAACTCAAAATGGCGTCCAATGATGGGTTGGATGTATATGGTAGTGTGCTTTATGGACATGGTGATATTTCCAATTTTATGGAGCCTATTACAAACTCTACAACACATGCAGCTCACACAGTGGAATCCATTGACATTGCAAGGCGCAGGTTTGTTCCACATTGCCATGGGTGCTGTGTTAGGTATCGCTGCTTACGGTCGCACACAGGAAAAATTAGGAGGAGCCAACAATGGCGGATTACAAGTCTCTCAACCATCAACACCTAGCGTATCTACGCCAGTGGTCAACACCAGTTATAGCAGCCCAAGTGCAGCACCTAGTGCGCCAGGATTTGGATCAAGCCCAAACACAGCGAGCAGCGGAGCTGCAAGCAGCTTTGGAAGCGCACCTCCGGCGTTCGGGGCAGTGACCACCAGTGCCTCGGGTAAACCTGGCCCGGCACAACCTGATCATCCAGAAATTTAAAGGAAACATTATGAAAAAAATTTTAGCATTATTATCATTAACTGTCGCTACCAGCACATTTGCCATCGACAATCATGCCGCTGCTGATGCTGCCAAGGCAGATGCACCTAAAACCAAACAAGTTTGTAAAGATGTGCTAGGCAAAGACAATCAACCTGTGAAAAACAAAGATGGATCGGTTAAACAGCAATGTAAAACGATAAAGGTCCATAAGAAACACGAAGGCACTGAGATTCCTCCAAAGAAATAAATATTTGTTTGAAAAATAAAAAGGCTCTTCGGAGCCTTTTTTGTCAGCAAGAACACAGGCTAAGGCGTTAATATAGCATGCGTTTTTTATTGGCACTGATCATTTCCGTTTCTTTCTTTTCGGCACAGGCAGCAGAACCCGTGGCTAGACACGGCCCTGTGATCAAAAAGGCCAAATTGCTACGCAGTAATCCGCATCGTTTCACTGCCATCAGAATCATGGGCCAGAATCCTTGGATGGTTGTCGACGACGAGGACATTCTTCCTCAGCGGAGATATCGTTTCAAACTAGAGTCAGACTCCGAAGATGTCAGTGAGCATGTGCGTTTTAGACTGTGGCTGGCTCGTCAATTGGCCATGAAAAAATTTGCAGAAGTCCACGGTAATTTAGTATAATTACTAGCTGTGAAGGACTACTATTCTATCCTAGGCGTGGCCAAGACTGCCACAGCCGACGAAATCAAAAAGGCATACAGACGACTGGCCAGTCAGCATCATCCTGACAAGGGCGGGGACACGGCTCGATTCCAGGAAGTCGAAGAAGCCTATCGTATACTAAGCGATCCTCAGAGTCGTGCAGCACATGACAATCCACAACCACAGGGGTTCCCGGGGGGATTTAATTTCCGCAGTCAGCCGTTTGACTTTGACAACATATTCAATATGTTTGGGCAACAGTTTCATCCTGGCCAAGGTCGCCCTAGAGCCACGCAGGCTCGAATGAGTCTTTGGATACAGTTAGCGGATGTTGCCGCAGGTGGAACACGGACTGTGAGCGTGGGAACCGCTGCTGGCAGTCAAATGATCGAAATTGAAATACCCCAAGGCATTGAAGATGGGGCATCTGTCATGTATCCTGGTATGGCTCCGGGTGGGGTGGATCTAGCAGTGACATTTAGGATACATCCAAATCCGCGTTGGCAGCGTGATGGGTTCAATCTCTATACTGATCAAAAGGTTTCTGTTTGGACCCTGATCACCGGGGGAGACATTGTGGTACGAGACATATTGAATCGCGAGCTAGAAGTGCATATCCCCCCAATGACACAACCTGGGCAGATACTGCGTTGTAGAGGCCGAGGCCTGCCAGATCGTGCCAACAATCCCGGAGACATGATGATCCGAATTCAAGCCGAAATACCCCGAGACATACCCCAAGATCTATTAGCACTGATTCGGCAACAAACCGGTCGCTAAATATTTCTGGGTAGCGTATAATAGATAACACAACTTTTACACTGGAAATATGCAAAACAATCCCGAAATTGAACAAATTGTAGACTTGGCAGTAAAGGCCGCACAGTCCCGAGACCACGAATACATGCTCACAGAACATCTGTTGCTGGCCATGTTGCATCATCCCCCGTTTAGAAAATGTCTAGATAAATTTGGCGTCGATACTCAACTGTTTGATCAAGAGCTCAGTGCTTATCTGGACAGTCTTGTGAACTTGGTTAAACCTGTGGCCACTGCTCCCAAGAAAACAGTTGCTATAGAACGTGTGTTCAATCGTGCTCTAACACAGGTGGCATTTACCGGACGAAAAACGCTGACCACCATTGATCTGTATCTGGCTATCATGGCAGAAAACAACAGTCATGCTCATTACTTTTTGTTAAAGTATGGAGTAAAGAAAACAGAATTTATTGAATTCTGGCAGCGCAATTATGCACATGCTGAAGCACAAAAAATTTCCCCTGACCAAGCCACTGAAATTTTAGATGAATATTGCGTGAATCTAACTCGCAGTGCTAAAGAAAATCGTCTTGAGCCGATGATTGGTCGTAGTAAAGAACTGGAAGAAATGATCACTGTGCTAGCCCGTCGCTTCAAAGCCAACGTGCTCATGGTAGGCGATCCTGGTGTGGGTAAGACTGCTATTATCGAAGGCCTGGCACAAGAAGTTGCTCGAAACAATGTGCCTGAGTTCTTGAAAGATCATGAAGTATGGTCATTGGAGATTGGTAGCTTGCTGGCCGGATCCAAGTATCGCGGCGAGTTTGAAGAAAAGTTCCGTGCTGTGATTGGCGCACTGGAAGCCAAGAAGAACTGTATCTTGTTCATTGACGAAGCACATACCATGCAAGGTGCAGGCGCTGGATCAAATTCCAGCTTGGACTTTGCCAACATGCTGAAACCTGCTATTACTAAAGGCAATTTGAAAGTTGTGGCATCAACCACTTGGGAAGAATACTATGAGAGCTTTGAAAAAGATCGTGCCCTTATGCGTAGGTTCCATCGTGTGGCCATTGATGAACCAAATGATTCAACCACAGAACAAATCCTCATTGGCCTTTCACCTAGGCTGGAGCAATTTCACAATGTTCTCATCGAAACTGAGGCCATCACGGCAGCAGTGGAGTTATCAGGTCGTTATATCCATGATCGAAAGAATCCTGACAAGTCAATTGATCTTGTCGACGGTGCATGTGCTCGTCAACGGATCAAGGACAAAGGTAATGTGCTAATTACCCGGGCCTTGATTGAAGAACAAATCAGCAAGATCATGGGTATCCCCCTGGACAAACTACAAAACGAACGCAATGCAAACATTGTGGATCTTGAGAGCAATATTAAACAAAGGCTCTACGGGCAAGACTCTGCTGTGGACACTGTGTTGGAACGTGTTTATATCAACTTCTCGGGCATTGGCAACGAAAAGAAACCCATTGCCAGCTTCTTGTTCCTGGGCCCAACGGGCACTGGTAAAACAGAACTGGCCAAGTTGCTGGCGGAGCACCTGGATATGAAACTGTTGCGTTATGATATGAGTGAGTATCAAGAACGCCACACCGTGAGCAGTTTGATTGGTGCTCCGCCCGGCTATGTGGGCTTTGAAGATGGCAATGTGGGTGGCGGTAAGTTGATCTCAGATCTTACCAAGAACCCCTATGCTGTTATGTTGTTTGACGAAGTTGAAAAAGCACACCCTGATGTCATAAACATCTTTCTACAAATGCTGGACGAAGGGCGTATTACATCGGCCAATGGCAAGACTGTGAGCTGTAAGAACACCATCATTATCATGACGTCTAACCTGGGTGCTAGAGACAGCGAGAGACTCAACATTGGGTTTGGTTCCCAGGAGAAAAAAGGCGAAGATGAAAAGGCTCTGAAAGAGTTCTTCCGTCCAGAACTGCGAAATCGTATTGACAAGATTTGTAAGTTTGACAAGTTAGATCAGCTGGCTATCAAGAAGATTGTTGTGAAGTTTGTGGACGAACTACAAACCAGTTTGAATTCCAAGAACATCAAGCTCACACTGAGTGAGCCTGTAATTGATTATTTGGCAGACCGGGGCTATGATCCGCTGATGGGTGCCAGACCACTGAGTCGAAAAATCGATGAACTGCTGCGTGTGCCCTTGTCAAAGAAGATCCTGTTCGAAGGCTTGAAAGACACTGGTATTTCTGCAGACTTGGTTGATGATCAAATTGTGTTTGCGATCAAGCCTGCGATCACAGAACTCAGTAAAAATTCAAGCGTTGACATTGGCGGCGCAGATGCTTAAATTTGACTCTGTCAGCAGAGATCGACGGTTCTACGATCTCTACGAATATGGCATCTGTGTGGCCCTGCCCGAAGCTGGAGTGTTGAGAGCAAAAACACAGACAGAACTGGTCAAGGCCATTGGCTATAGAAATCAAGCACGATTTAACTGGAGTCAAAAAGAGCAAATAGCCGGTGAGGTATTGCAAAATTTGCTGTTGGCTTTTGATGAAATTGATCGTGTGCGAGATCAGATCAAGCTAGTGGTCAGCTACAACATCATGTATATCTACAGCAATGATGTTGCGGTGTTGCAACATCTGGCTGCATTGCCCTATGTAAACTTCTGTAATGCAGTGCAGTCTGTGATCGACCGTCCCAGGGACGTGATTCTAAAAACCAACCCCAAGTTTGGTTATCGCAGTTATTTTCGAGAGCGCATGCTGGAAGAGCATGACAGGGACAACTTGATAAACTTTTTGGACAGTAGAACAGACGCTTTTGGCGTTACTGCCACGCTGAGACAATACCTTACTAGAAATAGATATCATTGGGTGCAGAGACATCATTTTGTAGAACACAACGACCCCAAAGATATCACTATGTTGAGTCTTGTGGTGCCGGGATTAATTCGTAAAACTGTGCCTGTGCAGGCTAAATAATTTACTATGGCAAAAATACACGAAGAAGTAGTTGTGATCAAACTATCAAAATTGGTCAAAGACAAGGACGAAGATCCTGGAGTTGTTGCTAGCAACGACATTTGCGAAGCCTTGCAATCAGTGGCCGAAGAGCTGCTGGGATCAGGTGTTGTTGTGGAAGTTGAACGAGCATAATGACCACAGAAATCATCCTTGGACTCACAGTCAACGGAGTTCCTTCGGGCAACTACGACGGTTCTAGTACTGACTTTGACAGTGACGGTGTCAAGGGTGTGGGCTACTATCGCGGGCAGGGCTCGATACAAACTGTGTATCAACGCATCACTGGATTCCAGGGTGTAATCACTATTCAAGCTACCTTGGATCAAACCTGGGAAGCAGCACAGTGGGTGGATGTAAACACATTCGGCGATGCATCTACTATTGTATCGGGCGTGTATCCTGTTAGTTTAACTGGTAACTATACTTGGGTAAGAGCAAGAATAACTGACTTCACTGCCGGAACTATTGATTCTATTACTATTTTATATTAATGACTTACGAATTTATTATTAATGCCGTGGTTGACACAACGGATGCATCGGCGCCATTGGGAATCGAAATGTGGGTCGACGATGTACTAATACACAATATTGCCCATGTGCAACAAGCCACCTCGTTATCGGCCGCAGTTGCCGACGAAGATGGCAAGGAACATGAACTAAAGTTTGTGTTGAAAAACAAGTTGCCCGAACATACCAAAATTGACGAAGCTGGCAACATTGTCAAAGACGTATTGATCACAATCAATGATTTGGAATTTGACGGTATCAAATTGGGGCATGTGTTTAATACTCATGCTACGTATAGTCACAACTACAACAACACCGCTGCTGATATAGTTGAGCCATTTAATGGTGTTGCAGGATGCAATGGTACAATAAGTTTAAAATTCACTACCCCTGCGTATCTCTGGCTGTTAGAAAACATGTAAACTAAATACTTGCTATGAAGCAAGTTGTCATCATGCCCGGCGGGTTTCACCCATTTCATGCGGGCCATTACGCATTATACAAACAGGCACAAGATGCATTTCCCGGTGCAGACGTTTACGTTGCTGCAACCAACGACACATCAACTCGTCCATTTCCCTTTGCGTTAAAAGAAAAACTTGCCAAACTAGCTGGTGTCAATCCTGGCAAATTTATACAAGTTAAATCACCATTCCGTGCAATGGAAATTGTTGGGAACATGGATCCCGCAGACACACAGTTAATCTTTGTTCGCTCTACCAAAGACGCAGACAAACCACCACAAGCAGGTGGAGTTAAAAAAGATGGACAACCTGCGTATCTACAGCTATTAAAAGGGCAGTCAGAACTTGCCCCAATGGCACAACATGCTTACATGGCTTACTTGCCCACAGTGGAGTTTGGCCCTGGCATGACGTCTGCTACAGAGATTCGCACAGCTTGGCCTACACTAAACGAAAAACGCAAGACAGCTCTTGTAATGAGCTTGTATCCTAAGACGCAAAAGAATCCCGCACTTGCTGCCAACGTTGTTAAAATGTTGGACACAGCAATTGGCGGGGAAGAACTAAACGAGTTTGCACCTGGTGGCAATTCTGCTTCAAGCTATTACGCTGTTACTGCAAACTTTGTCAATGAGTTTGCTCAGCAAAAACAAGAAGAACTACAGGATCTAATAGATGCTGGATGGACCAAGCAAGACTTGGAACAAGCCGGCACACTAGCAGGTCAAGCAGCAGACATAGCACACTTTAAAAAAGTCCGCGATGCTTTCTTAAAAGGACTAAAACCAGGATTTGACCGATACCTTCGCGGTGACACACAGATGAAAGATCAATTGGGTGCATACTGGCTGGACAATGATTTACCGTTGAACCAAGACTGGGAATCAATCTACAGCGAACCCTGGGGCGACGATAGCGAATTTAACGAAGGTATAGCAGAAGACTACATTTCAGAAAAAATCAGCCGCTGACAAACTCCTCTTAAATATTTCACTACTTTTTAAGAGGAAACAATGTCCGAAGCACCTATTTCACAATCACCACAACCTGGTCAACAACAAATTCAAGTCAATGTAGATTATCTACGCACCACTCGTGTGCATATTTGCATGCCATGCTACGGAGGCATGCTGACAGAAAGCACCTTTATGAGTTTCATCAAATGGTCCAACACTGCACGTCAGTTGGGCATTGAGTGGACCATGGAAACAATGACCAACGAGAGTTTGATCACTCGTGCCAGAAATACCCTAACAGCCAAGTTTCTTACAAATCCCGACTCAACTCACTTGTTCTTTGTGGACGCAGACATTGGCTGGGAGCCATGGCACTTGCTGGTGCTGTTGAACCGTGATGTTGATGTGATCGGTGGGTTGTATCCAATGAAGAGTTTGCCAATCAAATGGTGTGTCAACGGGTTCGAAGGTGCAGAAGAAGGCCCAGATGGTCTGCAAGAAGTTACCAAAACTGGCACAGGTTTCTTGCTGATCAAGAAGCATGTGTTTGAAAAGCTGAACTCACACCCCAATGTCAAATCATTCAAGAACGACATTGGCTTGCCAGCTGAGCTGGACCCATTCATGAAAACCTACTTTGACACAGGCGTGCGTGAGAATCGTTACTACTCTGAAGACTGGGCGTTCTGTGAAAACTGGCGTGACATTGGCGGCAAAGTCTGGGTGGACAAGCGTGTGCTGTTGCGCCACACTGGTACCTATGTGTTTGACTATGCAGCGCAGGAACAAGTCTACAAGGAACTGCATGCCATGGCCACAGCTGGCGCACCAGTTGCGCCAGTGGATCAAAATGCACAGGCCACCACACAATACACACCGCCTGCACAGGTTGTTGCCATGTCGGGGGCACCAGCAACGGCACCCAAGCCTGTGAAAGGCCGGAGTCTCAAGAAAGAAGCCACAGCATAATAAAGGCCCGCAAGGGCTTTTATTTTGACTTTGAAGTCTAAGTCCTGTAAAATACATAGACAATAAATACAATTTGATATTCTGAAATAGCCTTATGAACATACTGGAACTTGACTCTTATAACCTTGCTGACGCTGTGAAATTCAATGATCAGCTGAACCCACGCATTTGGCAAGGTCAAAACATGCGTCCCGAAGTGCGTGAAAAGCTGCTGGCGATTGCTGCTGACTTCAAAGAGTTCTTGGGCTTGTCAGATCTAGAAGTCAAAGACATCACAGTAAGTGGTTCAAATGCTGCTTACACATATACCCCACAGTCGGATATTGACCTGCACCTAGTGGTTGATATTCCACGTGCTGATTCTGACGAAGTCTATCGTGAGTTGTTTGATGCCAAGAAGTATCAATACAACGACATGCACAACATCAAAATTGGCGGCTACGACGTTGAACTCTATGTAGAAAACGCCAACAAGCCTCCAGTGAGCCAAGGTGTGTTTTCAGTGATGAACGATGACTGGATCAACATTCCACGCCAAAGAAAAGCCACAGTAGACGACGATGCTGTTCGCAGCAAATATGAAGATATCAAACACAGAATTGATGCTGCTATAGACAGCAATGACATTGAAAAAGTCAACACACTGGCCAAAAAAATCAAAGCCTATCGCCAGGCTGGTCTTGATGCACACGGCGAGCTGGGGCCTGAAAATCTTGCCTACAAAATGTTGCGCAATCAAGGCTATATCGAAAAACTCTACAAGGCACGTGCCGATGCCAAAGATCGCGAACTCAGTTTGGCTGAACAAAATCGTGAGAAGAAGCCTGTTGTTTATGGATTCAAAAGTGTGGCGGAAGATGTTTCCAACACACCCGACGGTGTAAGTCCCAGCACCAAGATGTTCTTGAGTGAAAAGGATGTGCCCAATCATACTGAAATTATTTTTGACTTCATGCGTTTTGTAGTGCATGAATTAGAATTGCACAATGTTCCCAAACTAAAGATACGCAAAGATCCACAGTGGAGTGTGATCAACAAGAGTTTTGGTCGCTACAGAGATGACCTAGGACAAATTGATTTGGCCACAGGCAATAGACATATCATGGATGTGTTGCGTACCTTGGCACACGAACTACAACATCGCAAACAAGACGAGCGTGAGCACATGCCACCCAATGCTGGAGAAACTGGCTCGCCCTACGAGAATGAAGCTCATGCGGTAGCCGGCGTGCTGATGCGTAAGTATGCTGACCTGCATCCTGAATACTTTGAAGATGTTCCTGTAAACGAAGCATCTGGTTATATTCCTACCCGAGCACAGGCCAAGGATCCACGTTTCAAGATGGCATTAACTGTTGATGTGCGTCCAGGTCAGACTGGCTGGGAAGCCAACAAGATGGCACTGAAAACCAATAGCCAAGGCAAGCCTGCATTGTTGATCAAGTCGGCGAACATGATTGGTGAAGCAGCTAAATCCAAGAGCTATGGTTATGGCTCCACGCCACTGAGTCAAGTACCCGGCGAGCAAGAAGATGACCTAGGCAATCAAGAAGCCACAGGTCCTGAGTTTCCTCCCCAAATGCCAGCAGGTACAACCAAAATTGATGTCAGTGATTTAACAGATTGGTATCGTCTGGGAATGGATATCTCAGACTTAGATGATGCCGATCCCGCAGACTACAACCAAGGTCCTCCACAGACAGTTATTGTGTTCCCTAGCGACGAAGCTGAACAAGGTTATCTCAAGCAGTTTAAACGCCTTGGATTGAAAACACACGACTTAGATCCCGATGTCGAAGGTGGCGAAGATGTCAAGGGCAAGCACTTGCACAAGGCCTTGGCCGAGGAATTACAATCATTCAAAGAACAAGACTTGTTTGAAATCAAAATGACCGGAAAGAACTTGGCCAAACTAGCCAGCGACATCAAAGGTGTCAAAGTTGGCTTAGAGTTTGAAATGATTGTGCCCGATGCTACAGTTGAGGATGATGGCGACATGGAGCCTGACTACGATCAAGATGAACGTGTGCGAGACATCGATGACGCCGTGGAGTTTTTTGATGACGGAGACTACAATGGTCGTGCAGACTTACGCAGACTCCGCGACGCCATGCAAGAAGCATACTGGGAATGGAAGTCAGAAAAACTTGATTATGATTGGTATAACGGCGACGGCTTTGACTATTTTAGAGAGTGGTTAGAAGGCAATGACCCGTTTGACGAAGAAGACGCCGAACAAGAAGCTCGCAATGAATTACAAGCACAGTATGGTGATGAACTCAGCGGCGAAGAATTTGACCAAATGCTGAATGCTTTGATTGATGAAAAGCGTGACGCCTATGTTCAAGAACAGTGGGATGATCAAAGTGGAAACTTTGATGATGCTAGACAAGAATATGAAGACGACCACAGATACGACTATGACGAAAGCGACTGGCTTCGTGATCAAGGTATTACCTATGCGTCCGATGTTGAAAGCAATTTTGGCTATGTGACCTGGCCTTATTACAGAAGCAACAGCAGCGATGAAGAAGCTGACATTGAGCGTATTGCCCTAGAGTTTATGAATGACTCCGGCTTGCCTTATGACTCAGTGGCTGTGAGTTCTAGCTACCACGGCAACTACAAAAAATGGGTAGGCAATGGCTGGGTTTCAGTTGGATCTGAAAAACCCGACGATTGCTTCTCAATTGAGCCCGACGGCAGTTTGGATGGCAATAGCTCCAGTGATGTTGGCCTAGAATTTGTTAGCCCGCCTATTCCATTGGAACAAGTTGGCGATGTAATGGCCAAGGTTCAGCAGTGGGCAGCAGCCAATGGCGTCTATACTGGCAAGAACAACAAAACATCTATTCACACCAATATTTCAATTCCAGGATATTCAATTGAAAACTTAGATTACTTGAAAGCAGCATTGTTGTTAGGTGACGAGTATGTGTTGCGTCAATTTGATCGCATTGGCAACACCTATGCCAAACCTGCCATTGAAAAAGTCAAGCAGATAGTAAATCAAAAGCCAGAAAAGGCACAAGAGCTGTTGGACAAGATGAAGTCGCAGCTCAACGCCGCTGCATCAAAATTGATCCACTCGGGAATTACAGACAAATTTACCAGTATCAACACCAAGGGCAATAGAATTGAATTCCGCTCACCCGGCGGCGACTATCTCAGCGACATTGCAGACAATCCCAAGAAAATGCAAGACACAATCAATCGTATGGTTGTGGCCATGGATGCTGCCATGGATCCCAACAAGTATAAAGAAGAGTATCAAAAGAAACTCTACAAAGTCTTGACTAGTCAAACATTTGGCCGTGAAGCAAAAACTGGTGCCAAGCAGGAACCAAAGAAAGATACCGACGACTTGCTAAACATCTTTAGTCGTTACGCTGCAGGTGAATTGCCCAAAGCAGCACTAAAGAGTTTTGTTCGCCAAGCACAGACTGAGCGTAAACTTGCCAAAGGCGACATGGGCGGCGAAAAGTTCTGGTGGAATGTAAAATACAATGACCAACGCATGGAAGTTGTTGCTACTAATAAGAAAGAAGCCAAAGAAGTTGCTGCCAAAGAGTGGGGACTGACCGCTGCACAAGCAGATACAATTACCAGCAATGCTATTACTGTGTTGCGTCCCTATGATGATTCACCAATCAAAGCACAAGTGGGAGAACCCCAGCCAGTGGGCCCTAACCACAACTGGGCCATTAGACGTCGTGGCAGCGGAGAAATTGTTAGAACATTCTACGCAGATGATTATATGACTGCTCACCGTGTTCTCCAACAATACAAACTTGACCACAACATCACTGACGACAGTTTGACCTACGGTCCTTACAATCGCGAGGATCAGCAGCCAGCACAACAACCACAAGCTCCGCAATACGAATTGTATAATCATGTCACAGATCAAGTGATTGACACTTTCCCTGCACAAAACGATGAACAGGCACGAACACGATTACGAGACTATATCAACTACGGTGAAGGTCAATCTGCCCCTGGAGACTTTGCTGTTCGCCGTGCTCCTGTTCCTGGATCTACACTAGACCTACAACGCCAACGAGCAGCACAACAATCACAACAATCTGAGTATGCAATGTATCGTATCAGTGATGGCCGTGATGTGTTGGCACCAGCTGGTAATCCTATTGTATTCCGTGCCGATAGTCCCGAAGACGCTGAAAGCAAGATTGCACGTTATGCCGCAGACTTTAACTTAGGTGCTCCTGAGTTGTTTGCTGTTCGTGCTGTGTTGAATGTTCCACAAGCACAACAATCTGCACAACCGAATCAAGGCAACTGGGGCATCTGGATCAACGAACTCGGGAGATTTGCTAACCAGCCCGGCACATACGCAAGAGGTGCCGATGTACCATTGTATAGATTCCCAAGTCAGGCGGCTGCTGAATCTTGGTTAGAACAACAACGTGCTGAGCGTGTTGGCCTGCGAAGAGACATTGAAGTTCGTGAAATTGAACCCACAAGAACACCAGTAGCAGATATCGATCTGTTCCCTGACATGGACACAGACTTGGCTCGCGCTCGGGCTGCTGATGCAGCCCGAACTGAATACATAATCTTTAACATGAACGACCGCAGCCAACTCACAGGATTTAGAGCGGCCAATCAAGCAGAGGCTGAAAGAGAAGCAGAATCTATCCTGCGAGATTTAAACTTAGATCCTGATCAGTATGATGTTCGCGAAAGAAATGCAAGACCAATAGGTTCACAAGGCGGAATCATCAACACTGCCAACGAACCCACCACAGGCAGTGAAGTAGGTCAGACATACAATCCGTCAGGCACAGGATCGTTTACTGGACAGTGGTTGGTGTTAGATCCAAACAACAGAGTAATTTATAGATTTGGTGGTGTAGGCAATTCACAAAGTGATGCCAACCGTATTGCCATGGCGTGGTTGCAACAGAATCCTCGCCAAATGGTAGATGGTGTCACTGTAGCACCGGAGATGGGCTAATGCGAGCACAAGAGTTTATAAAAGAATCTGTAGATGCTGACCAAGTGCTTGACTATGTAAAACGCACACATGCTCCTGATGAATTTGACATTGAATATTCTATTACTGATCATCCTCGGTGGGAGTTGAAGAACATTCCCTTATCACAATTGAAACTGGATCCCGATGGTGAAGAGCGTGATCCTTACAACCGTGTGAACTGGGTTGATTATGATGTTGTCGACGAGTTGATGCCCAAGATTGCATCGGTATTAAAGGCCAAGCCCATTGTGGTTGACTCGCAAGGTTGGATCATCGACGGCAATCATCGTGCCACTGCCGCGGCAGAAGCAGGCCTAAAATCTGTGCCTGCGTATGTGCCTGCCAACGTAAATGAAAACTTCGCAGATGGCAAAGTCCGGGGCAAAAGCCGTCCAGGGCGTGTGAAACGTGCAGGTGCAAGTTGTGCAGGATCTGTCACAGACCTACGTGCCAAGGCTCGCAAATACGGTGGCGAGCGGGGCAAGATGTACCATTGGTGTGCTAATATGAAGGGCGGTAAGAAAAAATGAGAAACTTTATTAACTTAATCGAAGCTATGGAAAAGGGCTGTCCGCCTGCTACACAAAGCATTGAGCTTAACTTGAAAAATCGTCAAAAAGCCATTGACGAATATCACTATGGGCCACTAAACCCCAATGAGCCCAATGAAGAATACTGGGCCGAGCTAGCTGACAAATGGAACACCGATGATATCGAATCAGTAAAACAAAACCGCTGCGGCAACTGTGCTGCCTTTGACATCTCAGAAGACATGCTAGACTGTATTGCCCGTGGCATTGGCGAAGAGCCAGGATCAGATCCACATGACACCATTGACGCTGGTCAATTGGGCTACTGCAAGTTTTTGAAATTCAAATGTGCAGCCAAACGCACCTGCGACGCTTGGGTAGAAGGTGGCCCTGTGCGATGAAATCTCGAGAAGTAGTTCCAAAAACAAAGAGTCTGCTGTGGACTGCTTCTGTGCGTATTCAGCACCCAAACTACGTGGGCAGAATTGACGTCACAGTCACAGCCAATAACGCCAATCAAGCACGTCAATTGATGAAAGCACAGTATGGCGTTGAAGACTGGCATATAGGCAGCATACGACAGGTCAAATAACCAATCCATCGCTGGGCGATTGTAATAGCTAAATATATCTATGACCCGGCATTTCATTAGAGTTTTGTTTGATGTTCATTGCGATTGGCAAGGGCCCGCCCCTGATTATCGTGTGTTTGTCAACGACGAGCTGTTCACTGAACGCACATTCAACTTCACTGATGCTTACTTAGAAGAAATGCTGCAAATTGAAGCCCCCGAAGGCAATTACAAAATACACTGCGAGATTGTGCCGCCGGCATTTGCTCATTTACGTGTGGAAAACATGAGAGTGGACTATGGCCCTGGATCAATCAAGGGCAACACATTAAGGATCAGAAATGAGATGGCGTGAAATTGTAGAATCAACAGGAGTAACCTGTGCAGGTAATATGGCAGTAGTAACGCAGCCTATGGGCATGATCTCAAGATCAGGCGGGAACTTGATGTCAGGTAAATATACAACGGACCCTACGCCTAACACGCCAAGGGAATATAAAAGGAATAAAAATGCTCGCGGACAGTTTAAAAACTCTATTGGCAACTGAATATGCTTTTGTAATCAAAGCACAATTTTTTCACTGGAACGTAGAAGGCCCTGACTTTGCTCAGTTGCACGAATTCTTTGGCGAGCTGTATAAAGAAGTCTACGATAATAGTATTGACAAGACAGCAGAATATATCCGCACACTGGATGATTATGCGCCCGGTAGTTTTGAACGTTTCTTAGAACTATCCGCTATTACAGGACAGACCAAAGTGCCCCGAGCACGACTCATGATTGAAGAGTTACTGGCCAACAACATGCAAATGATTGACTTGCTGAATGAAACCTTTGCTGTGGCTGAACAAGAAAACCAACAAGGTATTGCTAACTTTATAGCAGAACGCATCGATGCTCATGGCAAACATGGCTGGATGCTGAGAAGTTTCTTGAAAGACCAGAGAGCATAATATGAGTGATTCAATGCATGACATCGTCAAACGACTGGCCATCCTGGAAGGGCGTATTACACCTGCAGAACCGCAGGGTAGTCAAAACCCACAGCAAAAGTCAGTGCATCAACTGCCTGCGCTGTTCAAGCCCGGCAAGGGCGGCCCTATATTAGGCGGCAATCCCAACAAGCCTGCTGTGACCAAAGGCTATTTTGTTGGTGCTGAGTCTGAAGAGCGGGACGAAGAGGCCCTAGAAGAAGCACAGGCCAACGAAGAAAAGTTGTTGGACAAAGTCAAGAAAAGTTTTATTGACTACTTGGATTCAGTAGAAGATACTGTTGCTAAAAAGAAGGATCGAGATATTGGGGACCGTCCTGCTGCTCGAGACATTGGTAAAAAAGCCAAGGATCGTGATTTGATGTCCAATGCCGACGAACTCGAAGAAGAACAACTTGATGAGTTTTTACCAGCACTGGGCGCTATTGCTGGAAGAGCACTAGTTAGTGCAGAAGCCGGAGCACTAACTCGCGGATTAGCTGGCGCAGCTGGTCATGCTGTAGGGTCGGCTGCACAAGATGCATTGGCTGCATCTGATGACGAAATCAATGAGGATCCCACACAGTCCGAACCCGCACCAGATACACCAGCAGCACAGATACAAGAACCCACTTATGCTGCTCAACCCAGTGCGCCGATCAAAACAATTACACTAGAAGATGGTCGCATCTGTGAAATTCACGGCGATGAACACACAGGATTTGAAATTCGTCACGGCAATAGAAAGTTGCCCAGTCGCTTTAGAAATTTAGACCATGCCACTATGGCCATGGAAATGTACCAAGCACGTTGCAAAACACAAGATCTGTCCGCAGACTACGTTGACGAAGCCTAAGAAAGAATTTACACATGCTATTCACACAACTATTTGAATCAGACTTCGATGGCAAAAAGCCATTGTCCGAAACACATGACGACTACGAAGATTGCAGCTATTGCAGCGGCACAGGCGAAGGTCGGTATGAAGGTCAAAGTTGCTCACACTGCGGTGGGTCAGGTGTGGAACCTGCGGAACAAGACGATGATGATTTTGACATGCCCGATGATGACTATGTAGATTCAGGTGATGAAGAAAGCTACTATGAAAAGAGTTTGCGCAGCAGAGGTCTAGGCGAAGGCCAAGGCGACTTCGAAAAAGCACTAGATACACTAAGCGGAAGTTATAGTGGATGGTATCCCGACGAACAGCAATCCGACCCAGATGTCAAAACTTATTGGTATGATGACGGCGAAGGCGGTTATTATGCCAGCGGCAATATTGAACAAAATCTACGCACCGGAGAGATCACAGTTGACTTTGAAGATAAAGATGGATACCACGGCGGAGATGTTCAAGGCACATTTGCCAACATGGGCGCAGCCATGCGAGCATTACGAGGTGGTCCCGGAAGTCACGGCGGCCGGGCACCTAACTACGACAGATTGGCACAACGCACACAGTATGGCCCAGATGACTTGCGTAAGACAGACCGAACTGGTCGCAAGGGCACAGTAAGCGGCGGATTTGCCAATGCTCGCAAAGCATCAATACAACACAGTTTAGGAAAACACGGCCCCAAGGGCGTGTTGCCAGAGTCGGGTGTAGCGGAAGGCATCTTTGGTTCTAAACAAAGCCCTGCATTGCCAGTGGTCAATAAAATTGCCAGTGTGGCCAGCAAACTCAATGCACAGAATGTTGATGCTGGTCGTCAGATTATTCAAAGCCATGCTGCTGAACTAGAACGTATGTTGAATCCACAAGCCAAGACTGGTGTTGATGTGATTGAGCAAGACATAGCAGAAGCAGGTGCAAATACAAAAAGTTTCAGATCAGGTTATAGCAAGCGCAAAGATACAAAGCCGTTGAGTCCAGAAGAGCAAGCTGCCAAAGACAAAGCCAAATCTGACAAGTGGTTAGAAAAAGAACGTGCCAAGATGGCTGCTAAAAAAAGTATGGCGAAAAACTTAGACGAATTTGCCCCAGGTCGGTCAGGCGACAGCGGCAACTATTTTCAAGAGTTGGCCAGAGCTTGGTATAACGGAGTTTATGATTCAGGTAGCTTACAAAAAGGTATCAAAACCAATCAAGACATTGAACGTTTGTTGCAACGTGGTGTTGTGGCACCAGATGGAAAAACACGCAAATACAACATTGACTACAACTCAGACTTTGATGGTGTGATTATATTCAGTGATGACTATTATGAGCACGGTGACGAAAATGATGCCGGTCAAGACATAGATATTCGAACCGGTCAAGTCTGGGGACCATATGACTACATGGTGTTTAGTCACGACGAACTCAGTGAAAGTGTGGCAGAAGAAGTAAAACTACCTTATCCAGTGCGTTCAGAAAAACTGGGTCGTGCCAACATGGAACTGTTGATTCGTGCCTACAACGAGCCCACCGGCCCGAGAACTACACTGAGTTTTGGCAATCGTATTCTTGAACTAGATCGCGACGACGTTGAAGCCATTGCACAATACTACGACAATGTGTTAAGAGACGACAATGCACGTTGGAATTTTATCACAGGTATCATGAGTGACCCCGACGGGTTAACAGATACACTGGTCAAGCTAGGTCGAAGAAAAACTCAAGCTGTTCGTCAGCCAGGTTTGTTTCAAGAAGCAGATAAAAAAAAAGAAGATGATATTGAACCGCAGGTAAAAGATGTAGCTCTACAACGAGCTATAACTCGCGCCAAGGCTGATTTTCCCACAGCTGGCACAGGCATTGAGGCTCTAGCCAAAGATTTCATGCGCAGTCAAGATCAAGACCAAAAATCGTTTGATCAAATCCGTCAGGCAGAGCGCCAGCAAAGCCAAATATTAAACCAAATTAACAAAATTGATCAAGAACAAGAAAAAGAAATCAAAGATCTTGAGTCACAAAATTCAGGCTTGGCCAGTCGGTTACAACAATTGCAATCAGTGAACAGTCGACTTGAAAAGAAGTTGGCTGCAATGAGTGGACGCAAGGCCAAGACTAAAGACGTAGAACCTATGCCAGTGTCGTTTGCATCATCTGGCACCCCAGAGCCAGTGGTCAAAGGCCAGCCACAGAAGAAAAAACCTGCTAAAGCTGCCAAGAGCAAGGCTTCTAAGATTACTAAACCTTCTGCACCTGCACAAATCGCTCGAACAGAACCAACCCAACCAAGTGCTATATCAAGCATGACAAGGCAATTGACAACACAGCACCCAGATGTTTTAGAACCAGCGGCAGATTTTGTTAGAGGTGCGGCACCGAGATTTAGCACAGTTGGAGCACAAGATGTTGTTCCAAGAACTCCTAGACAAGTTTCATCACAAGCTGCCCAAGATATTTCAAAAGGTCGTATGGCAGACATGACAGGATCTGCACCTGCTTACACATCTGCAGATACTGATGAATTACGAAAAATACAGCAAGATCAAATGGCTATGAGAGAAGATAACAAAGAATCTAAACCTGAGCGACCTGAAGCAGATTATGGCGATGAATATCAGGCCATGGTCCAGCGTGTGGGACAAAAGGCCAAACAAGGTCCACGCAAAACTGTGTGGGATCCTGTAAAGAGAGTGTATAAAACTGTGCCAGTGAATCCAGTCAAAGAACAAGAGCCAGGAAATCGTGCCGGATACAATGCTATCAAAAGCGTAAACGACTGGGCAGAAAAATTGCGAACCATGCAAGAGCTACAAAAAGATGTTAAACTCATGGCAGATCCAGAAGCCCGAACCGCAGTCCAGCAACGCATAGGCGAATTGTTAAAGTTTGGTATTCAGCAAGGCTATACAAAGTGATACTCAACGAACTTTATGCACTGGAAGAGTCAAGTGGATACAGTCTTCAAGGCAGTTTCACACATGACTTGACTACAAGTAAAGTTTGGCTCATACAAGAATTAGCACGGATCAAACCTACGATCACTACATTGTATATTTTGGGTTCATGGTATGGTAATCTAGCACTTTATATGACCCTCGATCCAGAAGTAAAAGTTAAAAAATTTATCAACGTAGAAACTGATCAAAGCATGCTGGATCAAAGCAAACGCATGTTGGATCATGTGGGTGCTCGCAATATTGAATACATGTTCAAAGACGCTAATGACTTGGACTATCGTCAATTGGGAATGGATGGTGCAGTGATCAATACCAGTTTGACTGACATAGACGGTGAAGATTGGTTTCGTAACATACCCGATGGCACATTGGTAGTAATGCAGGCCAGAGATCACGATCCCGGCTATCAATACCACAGCACTGATGACATACTCCAAAAGTTTCCGTTGAGTCAGGTCATGTATCAAGGCAAATTAAAATTAAAAGATCCTGAAACACATTATCATAGATTCATGGTAATAGGACGCAGATGATTGAACTATTGTATTTGCTGATTACCACACATATAACTATCGTGTGTGTCACTGTGTTCTTGCATAGAGGACAAGCACATCGAGGCATAGAGTTTCATCCTGTGCTGAGTCATTTCATGCGATTTTGGTTATGGCTGACCACAGGTATGCAAACCAAGCAATGGGTAGCTATACATCGGAAACACCATAGATACAGCGATCAACCGGGAGATCCGCATAGTCCACATGTATTTGGAATATGGCGAGTATTAACACAAGGAGCACTATTATATCATGCAGCATCAAAAGATAAAGATATGGTTGATACATATGGTGTTGGCACTCCTTCTGATTGGATGGAGCACAACATATACACACCTCACAGTAGACTTGGCATTGGCATTCTCTTTGTGTTCAACTGCTGGTTATTCGGTTGGGTTGGTGCCTTGATATGGGGCATACAAATGATCTGGATTCCTTTTTGGGCCGCAGGAGTTATCAACGGATTGGCACACTGGTGGGGGTATAGAAATGGATCGACATCTGATCACAGCCGTAATATTGTTCCTTGGGGAATTGTTGTGGGAGGCGAAGAACTACATAACAACCATCATCTCCGCCCTGCCAATACTAAATTAAGCCAACGTTGGTTTGAATTTGATATTGGTTGGATGTATATAAATGTGTTTAAGTGGCTTGGCCTGCTTAAACTAAAGAACACACCTTAGGGCCGTGTCGGCGGCTGCTGCCGAACAAACAGGATTCGCTACCCTTTAGTTTGTTGAAGTGAGCCAAATACATTTGACATCTCCTAACGCACAGTGTATACTTGTGTTTTAGGAGATTTCTTTATGTCAACAAAAACTTTCAACGGCGATCAAAAGATCAAACTTACCCAAATCATCAATGAAGGCATGCAAGTCATGCACGAAATTGACACGCTACAAGGTGGACTCAACGACACTATCAAAGCCGTTGCAGAAGAATTGGAAGTCAAACCTGCTATTCTTAAAAAGGCCATCAAGCTGGCACACAAGGCCGAGTTTGGCAAAGAAAAGCAAGACCACGAAACTTTGGAAACTATTTTAGAAACCGTTGGTAAAACTCTGTAAAGGTCAAAAATGGCATTAGTCCCCATGGTGCTGGAACAAACCAGCAAAGGCGAACGCAGTTATGATATCTACAGTCGCTTGCTTCGAGATAGAGTTATCCTGCTGGAAGGCGAAGTGCATGATCAAATGGCCAACTTGATTGTGGCTCAACTGCTGTTCTTGGAAAGCGAAGAGCCTAACAAAGATATCTATATGTATATCAACTCGCCCGGTGGCTCTGTGACAGCAGGCATGGCAATTTATGATACCATGCAATTCATTCGCCCAGACATTCAAACCATTGTAATGGGGCAGGCTTGCAGTATGGGCTCATTGTTGGCCCAAGCTGGTGCAGCCGGCAAACGCATGATGTTGCCCAATGCACGACACATGATTCACCAACCAAGTGGCGGCGCTCGTGGCATGCAATCAGATATTGAAATCTCTTACAAAGAAATCACTTATTTGAAAAAGCGATTGACTGAGATCTACGTTCAGCACAATTCAGCAGGCAAAACCTACGAGGACTTTGAACGGGACATGGATCGCGACAAATTTATGTCAGCCGAAGAAGCATTAAATTATGGACTCGTCGACAAAGTGATAACTAAACGTGAAGTTTAAAATTCACCGCCTCGCCCACGACACGGGCATGTATCACGGCTTACCGGCCATAAACGGAGTTAAATGAGTTACGTAGACGCACTATTTGATCGTGAACACGATCGCATTCATGTTGTAGAACGCAAAAACGGCGTTCGCACATATCAAGAGTTTCCAGCAAACTACATCTTCTATTACGACGATCCTCGTGGTAAGTTTCAAAGTATCTATGGCAATCCAGTAAGCCGATTTAGCACAAGAAACAACAAAGAGTTTCGCAAAGAAATCCGTATTCAAAGCGGCAAGCAACTTTATGAATCGGATATCAACCCTATCTTTAGATGCTTGGAAGAAAACTACAAGGGCGCAGACGCCCCAAAACTACACACAGCGTTTTTCGACATTGAGGTCGACTTTGATCCCGAAAAGGGTTATAGCCGACCCGAAGATCCGTTTAACAAGATCACTGCAATCTCTGTTTACTTAGACTGGTTAGAGCAACTGGTCACGTTGGCCATTCCTCCCAAACACATGAGCATGGAAACAGCTCAAGAAATTGCTTCGGAGTTTGAAAACTGCTTGCTTTTTGAGCACGAAGAAGACATGCTCAAAACTTTCCTAGATCTTATCGATGATGCTGATGCACTATCTGGTTGGAACTCAGAAGGTTTTGATATTCCATACACAGTTATGCGTACTACTCGTGTGTTAAGCAAAGACGACACACGCAGATTCTGCTTGTGGGGGCAACTGCCCAAGCAACGTATGTTCGAACGCTTTGGTGCAGAGAATATAACATTTGACTTGATCGGTCGTGTGCATATGGACTATATGCAACTGTATCGCAAATACACATACGAAGAGCGTCATTCATATAGTTTAGATGCTATTGGTGAATACGAGCTGGATGAACGCAAGGTTGCGTTTGAAGGCACGTTGGATCAACTATACAATCAAAACTTTAAAACGTTTATTGACTACAACCGACAAGATACTATGTTGTTGGCACGCCTAGACAAGAAATTGAAGTTTTTGGATCTAGCAAATACACTGGCTCACGAAAACACAGTGTTGCTTCAGACTACCATGGGCGCTGTGGCAGTGACTGAGCAGGCCATCATTAACGAAGCCCACGAACGTGGCATGGTAGTTCCTAACCGTAAAGAAAGACTCACCGATGAAGACACGCAAGCCGCAGGTGCCTATGTTGCTTATCCCAAAAAAGGCATCCACGAATACATTGGCTCCATTGACATTAACTCGCTCTATCCCTCGGCGATCCGTGCTCTTAACATGGG